GGTCTTGCAACCACTTCTTGCCGCTGTCGGAGTTCGCAACAGCGTTCGCCCAGGCAACCGTCCCCTGCTGGCCGGTGTCGAACAGGGACTGCACCATGCCGCCGGTGGCCTGCGACCCGGGGGTCCTGTACTTCTCGTTCAGGTTGTAGGAGTACCGCTTGTCATTGGGGGCCAACGGGTTGATGAGTTCCGCCGTGCCCTGCTGGGTGGAGTATCCGGCCAGCGCCTGCTGCAGTTGGTCACCCTGAAGTCCGAACTCGGTCGCCAGGGAGCCCGCGCCCGTCTGGATCCGGTTTCGCTGCGTCGTGTCCCGCCCGGCAGTGGCCTTTCCCATCATTCGCAGGGTGTTGATCATCTGCGCTGGTGAGGCCTGGTCGGTGACGCCGACGGTGCCCGCCTCGATGGCGGCCGTACCGCCGGTGAGCAGGCTCTTGAAGATGTCCGGGTTGCCCCCCTGCCCGGCGGCGGCGGCGCCGAACAGGGAGAAGTCCGGCTTGGAGGCCGCAACCCCACCCTTCTGACCCATCTCGTTGCCGAACTCGGTGAGGATCCCCTGGGCCAGCTTCTTGCGACTGTCGGCATTGCCGATCCCGGTCTTGTCGACGGCCGCAAGAACGTCGGTGCTGATCTGCTTGCCCTGCGTCCCGGACATGTCCGGGTTCTGGATGCCCAAGCCCTGCAGGTAGGTCAGGGTGTTCTTCTTGATCGCATCCTCGTTGCCACCGGCCGACGCTACGGCCGTCCCCAGGCTGGCGTCGACCATCTTGTAGTCGCCCCTGCGGGCAGCGGTGACGTCCTCCGGTTGCAGCTGCAGGGACGTCTTCAACGGCACGTTCGCCATCGCGGCCAGCTTGTCGGCGGCTATGGCGGCCGAATCACCCAGCTTGGCCAGGTTGGAGGACGTCTGATCCAGCGCCTGGTCGTATTTGGCGGCGGGGTTGGCGGCCTGCATCGTGCCCGCGTCCATCGCAACGTCCTGCTGATGCCTCCTCACCGAGGACTGGATGGCACCTACGACCCCCATTCCAGCCATTGCGCCCACCCCGATGAGTGGGTTCTCGGCGAGGAGGCCCATCGCACCGCCGATGCCCTTGGACAGCCACGACGCACCGGTGGCCGCGCCCTGCACGCCCCGCAGCAAGCCCTTCCCGGCGACCCCCATAGGAGTCGTCGGCAGCTTGCGAGCACCGGCACCGGCCAGGTCGGCGACGGTTCCGGTGAGCGTCTCGGCCATCTCGGGTCCGGCCCGGGCTAGGCCGCCGCGAAGCTGCTTCGCGTTCGACTTGCCCCCGGAGACGTCGACCCCGGCGGCCTTGAGTTCCCCCGTTCGGTCCAGGCCCTCGGTGTTGCGTTCCCGCATCGGGATCTGGTTTGACTGCAGCACCCAGTTCGCAACCCCGGCAACCTTGTCGCCGAGGCCGCTGCCCGAGATCGTGGGCATCTTGAACCCGGAAGTTGCGGCCGCGGCACCCGCCGGAGCCGCCTTCGTCGCGGCGGCCGTCGCGGCGGTCGCTGCGGCAGCGGCTGTTGCCGCATTGGTCGCCGCGGCGGCCGGAGGCTGGCCTCCCTGGCCTTGCTGCCATCCAGCGCCCCAGGCCCCGCCGACGCCGCCGCCGAACAGCTTGCCCAGGAACCCGCCGAAGCTGCCCCCGCCGCTGGTGCCGCCCATCAGGTTGGGGTTGCGGCGGCCCAGGTCGAATGCGGCAGCGGTGTGCCCGGACAGCTTGCCGCCCACGAACCGCCTGCCGTACGGGTCGGCCATCAGGGCGTCGGCCTCGTCCATACCGCCTGCGACAGCAGCGGACACGCTCTGCCCGGCGCCGATCGCCTGGCGCCAGGCGGCCTTCTTGCCGAAGGCGTACTTGGCAGTCCCTGCGGCGGCGGCCAACCCTGCGTGGGCCAGCCCGAACGCAGCCGGTACGGCAGCCACGCCGACTGCGGTGGCGGCAATGCCAGGAATCGGGCCGAGCGCCTTCAAGAAGCTGTCGAGCCCACCGACCGCCTTGCCGAACAGGTCGACCAGGGTTGTCAGCGGCTTGAGCAGGGGGTCGCCGATGATCTGCGCCAGGTCGGTGAACTTGTTGCGCACGCTGGTCAGCGAGTCGGTGAGCCCCGACATGGCCGCCTTCGATGCGGTGTCCAGTTGGTTGCCACCCTGGTAGGCGCCCTGCCCGACACCCATCAGCTGTTGGATGCCGCCGGTCTGCGCCATCTTCTGGATGGCGCCCTGCACCCGGATGCCACCCAGGTCCTGGCTGAAGACGTCGGCCCGCGCCCCGCCCTTGGCGATCTGGTTGAAGATCCCGCCGGTGGCCTGCAGTGCTGACATCTGTCTGAACTGCTGCTGGCTGACACCGAGGAAGCCGGAGTACTTGCTTACGTCGCCGCCGGAGGTCTTCAGCTGCTGGATGGTGGACAGCAGGGAACTGAAGGCGTTCGCGGCGACCTGACCGTCCGCACCGGCCTTCTGGAACGCTGCCGACAGGGCCAACGTCTGGCTCTCGGCGACGCCCGCCTGGCGGGCGAAGGGTGCGATGGCGGAGGCGAAGTCGGTGATCGACTGGGCGGAGACACCGGCCGTCTTGGACAGCACCAGGAGTTCGTTGTTGAACTTCTCGATCTTCGAGGTGTCCAGGTTGCCCATCTGCTTGGCCAGCGTGATGCCGCTGGACGCAAGGGAGGTGGAGTCCTCGCCGGTGGCCGCGCCCATCTTGGTGTAGCTGGCGGTCAGCCGGGTGATGTCGGGGGCCTTGACGACCCCCATGTTGCTGATGGCGGTGGCCAGCTGGACGACCTGTTCGCGCCACACGGGGAACTGGTTGAAGACGCCGGTGAGGCCCGCCTTCAGCTGGTTCATGTTGGTGCCGGTGACGGTGGCGGTCGCCGACAGGGTGCCCAGCTGGGACTCGAAGCGGGCCGCCACGCCCACCGCGGCACCGAGTGAGGCGAAGTCCCCCACCGAGAAGTGCATCAGCGTCTTCCCGGCCCGCTTCGCCAGCCCCTCGGCGTGCTGCGCGGCGACGCCCAGCGCGGAGGCCAGCTGCTGGGCCTGGGCGGTGGCCTGCTGCATCCCCTGGGTGAAGCCGGAGACGTCGGCGTTCAGGTCGACGGTGACGGCGCGGGAGACCTGGCCGCCCATGCCGGGGTCGGCGAAGGACTGCGAGAAGGGGGAACTCATGACTTCTCCGTCAACCTGCGTTGCGCTGCATGGCGTCTCAGCGTCTCCGCCGAGTTGTCGTTACGTGCCAACTCGATGGTGATGCCGTCCATGTTGCGGCCCGGGTCGGAGGAACGGGCCGCGGCCTTCATGTAGCAGCCGGGGCAGTACTTCTCCACCGGCTCGTACGCCCGGCGGTTGCCGCCCGCCTTGGGGTCCCACTCCCAGTCGGCGGTACCGCACATGATGCAGCGCGCCGCCTTCTCAGCCATGAAGGCGACGAGCTTTGCCTTGTCGACCGGGTCCCATTTCAGGAACTCGGAGTGGGGAATGCCGTGTTCGTTGCAGAACTGAAGCTCCAGGAAGAACTCGGAGTCGTACCTCAGCCTGCTTCGATAGGGTTTAGGTCCACCCGGGCATTGCACAGTTCCACGGCCTGCCAGAACAGGGCGGAGACCTCCCCGCGGTTCCAGTTCTCCGCGGTCCACACCTCGGACCAGCCCTTGGCGTCGATGTCCGGCTCGACACACACAGCGGCCAGCAGGGCCGGTGCGAACGTGTCGGTGTTGAACGTGGAGCCGTTGACCTTCTGGTCGCTCGTCGGGGGGTGCTTGGTCAGCAGTGCGTCGTAACGCCTGGACCCGATCGAGATGAACAGGAAGCTGATGTCCGAGGCGTCCGGCCCGAACGGGGCGGTGAACTCCAGTCGGGTCGGCTTCTTCCCGAGCAGGTCTTCCAGGGTTGCGCGCTTGGGGGTGTCCGACCGTTGTTTGGTCGTCACCTGGGCTGATGCCATGGGGTTCCCTTCGATGCCCGACGCGAGACGCGCCGAGCATATCCGGGACTATCTGCACAAAGTCCACACCGGCATCAGGAGATCAGGTCAGAACCGAGTCCTCGCTCGGTTCGACAGGGACCGAGAACGTGGTGGTGAAGGTCTGCACGGTGTTGTTGGTCATGTTGGAGGCGGTGCGGCTGATCACCCGGATCGGCCAGACCTCCAGCTTGTCGCCCGCCACCGAGGGCTTGCCGCCGTAGCGCGAGACGAACACGCAGCCCTCCGTGGCACGGGGCAGCGTCTCCCAGGCGAGGTCGTCCTCGTCATCCCGATAGGCGTCCAAGGTCGCCGTCGCCGTGGTGGTGCCCGGGATCGAGGTCTCGAACAGGGTGGCGAGACTCGGTGTGGGCAGAGCACTGCCGGTGGCGGAGAAGTTCAGGCCGGAAATGTAGTCGGTCAGGTCGACCGCAGCCGTGACCTCGGAGACCGAGGGCTTCGAGAGGTCGGCAGGGACCGTGGGCGAGAACCCGATGTAGCTGTTCTCGTTCGGGATGAAGCGGGACATTGTCTACTCCTCGCTCTGGGCTAGCCTGCTGAGTCCAGTGTCTCGGCGCTGTCACTACGCGCCGAGACCCGCTTCACCGGCGCCTTGGCAGCCTTTTTGGCGGTCGACGTCGGTGCCACCCGCTTCACCGGGGCCTTCTTGGCGGGCTTCTCCTTGGCCAGCGACCAGCCGTTGCGCTCCCAGGCCTCCAGCGAGGACTCGTTGACGACGCCCTTCTCGCCGTTGGGACCGACGATGTGGACGGTGGGGATTGCCATCACAGTTCCTTTCCGATCCAGACGGTGAGCCCGTCCTGTTGATGCCAAAACGGCGGGTTGGTGACGCTGATGCGCTGCGGCTGCCCGATGCTGTCGTGGCGCACCTGGATGATTTTGTAGTCGCTGACGCCCAGTTGGATCTTGGTGAACCGCAGCGAGTCCACCGCCCCGCGCAACGTGTCGGCAGTCCAGCTGCACTGGTCGCGGCGGATGCCGAAGCACTCCACCATGTACGGCATCCGCCAGTCGGCCTGACTGTCGGACAGCGGGCCGTCGGAGCGGTCCGCTGTGAGTTCGGAGAGCACCGCGAACGGCTCGTAGGTGGCGCCGGGCAGGTTCGGCTGCCCGATCCAGGAGGCGTCCGGCAGTTCCCCGTCGCCGACGTCCGGCAGCAGGTCCCGCAGGGCGGTCAGCACCGCCGCAGTCAGCGGGGAGCGGGCCAGGGTGGTGGCCATCAATGCCCCGCCAGCTTGTCGACGACCTCGTCGGCCATTGACTGCGCCATGGCGTTGGCGATGACACTTGCGGTGTCGGTGGTGGGCTGGGTGAACGTCCGGCCCGAGAGCGCCTGCCGCAGGGCGGGCCCCGCCTTATAGGGCACCGCCGAGCCGGTTGACTCCATGGCCTTGCCCTGCGCGATGGCGTCCGACTTGGCCCGCGCTGCTATGCCGCCGGACAGCTGCAGATCCTTGATCAGGTCTTCGAGATCGTTCATGGCGTGTACCCCGTGCCCTTGCCGGTCCAGTACTCGCTGTACCCCCAGGCGACGCACTGCATCCGGCGGGCATCGCCGAACAGGCCGCCGCCCTCCACCTCGATGACGCGCAGCGCCACCCCGTTCATGGTCTGGTCGGCCCCGCCGTCCACCACTTCGATGACGTCGTCCTGCTGTGGCAGCGGCGAGGACCAGGGGATGGAGACGGTGACGGCCCGCTGGTCGAACTCGCCCGGACCCACCGAGATGCTGCCCTGCCCGGACACCAGGTGCAGGCGGGCGATGCCGGTGTAGACCTCGGTGGCCCCGGCCATGCCGGACACCACACCGGTGGCCGGGTTCAGCGCGCCCCGCCCGCCGCGGCGGATGGTGACCTGGCCGTCCATGTTGGATTCGGTGAAGGCCCGGACGTGACGGCGGGCGTCGTCGAGCAGGAACGTGCCGGGCCCGGTCATGGCGACTGCTCGATGTCTCCGTTGTTGGGCCCGTAGTAGCCGCCAGCGCCCGAGTAGAAGTACTCGGCGTTCCAGCCGCCGTCCTGACGGAAGGCCTCCGGGTTGTCGTTCATGCCGACACCGAAGTTCGGCGGGTCCACACCCGGCGGGGGACCCTCGTTGGCGAGGATGCCGCCCACGTAGGGGAAGGCACCGGCCTCGGTGAGACGCTTCTCCGTCTTGCGCAACTCGGCCGCCAGGGCGTTGTAACGCTGCTGCAGCTGATCGCCGGAGTAGGACACGCCGTCGGCGTTGATGTTGACCCAGCCGACGTACTTGGCGGCGATCATGTCGCAGCAGGCCGCGGCGATCAGCACCGGCGACACGGTGGTGTTACCGCTGGAGTCGTTCTCGTAGAAGCTGATGACGTAGGTGATCTCGGGGTCCGACAGGAACGGCGTCGCGCCGGTGTCCTGCGCCCAGAACCGAACCGCGTCGAGTTCGGAGTCGGAGGGGTCGCCGCTGTACGGCATCAGCCCTCCAGCGGCTCGGGAAGCTCGACGAGGATGGGCTCCTTACGGGCACGCCGCACACGGGGTGCCGGGGCGGGCTCGGCCTCGGAGGGCTCCTGCATCACCGTCGCCTCGGAGGCGGGCGGGTCGTAGGCCGCGACACCCAGCTGGGCGTAGATCGCGTCGGCCTGCTCCGGGCAGTACTTCTGGACGGCGGCCGACAGGTCCTTGAGGGTGGTGTCGACCTCGACCATCTCCCCGGCCCGGACCAGGGACTCCACCAGTCGCCAGGTGTGCGCCTCGGGTACCGGCTCCCCCGGCTCCCGGTACGTCGTACCGATCAGCAACCGGCGGCGAGCCTCGTAGCTTCTCACCGGTACCTCCTTTGGCGCACTCCGGGCCGCGGCCTCCCCGAGGGGGAGAAGGACGCGGCCCGGGGTACGTGCTGAGTCAGGAGACGACGCTGTTGTAGAAGATGCCGCAGTCCCGGCTGACCTGCTTCAAGGCGTATGCGGCCTCGCCCTCGATCCGGTCCGACTTGATCTTCGGGTCGTAGAAGTTGGACATCGAGAGCCCGGCGCCGTTGCCTGCGCCATATCCGCGCCAGTTGAACGTGTAGCCCGCGCTGGGTTCCAGCAGGGACGGACGGTCCGGCGCGTAGCCGATCAGCATCGACTTGCTGTTCAGGATGAAGCTGTAGGTCGCGGCGGCGTCCTGCGCCTTCGCGTCCGGGATCTTCGGCCCGGTGGCCTGGGATGAGTAGGCGATGTAGAGCTTCGGGATGCCCAGGAACTCCGCCACCAGGTCCTGCGTGACGACGCCCTTCTGGGTGTACTTGATCCTGTCCAGGATCGCCGGGTGGTTCTGTAGCGCCTTCCACACATCGGTGCCGAGCACCCCGAAGGAGACGCCGCGGCCCACCGACAGGCGGAAGGCGATCAGCCACGCGGTGGAGTCCTTCAGCGGGTCCGAGGAGGCCTGGTCCCACTGGACGAACTGGCCTGCCGTGGGGGCTGTAGTTACACCCGTGTACTCCAGGCCCCACACCCCGGTCTTGAAGAAGGTGCTGGCCCACAGCTGGTCCTTCTGCCGCAGCAGATGCTGCGTGACCAGGCGGGAGGCGTCCGAGTCCAGGTTCCAGTTGCTGTCCGCATTGGCCCTGGTCTGCGCGTCGATGTCGACGTGCGCGGCGTAGACGTCGCAGTAGAAGTTGTCGGTCTGGTTGGACCAGCCGATCCCAGCCGACTCGGTGCCAGGGGCACGCTTCTCGGCGTCGCTGCGCCGCCAGTCGGACTTCGAGTACTTCCAGAACACGTCCGAGCGCTTGTCGACCGGCAGGGCCGGAAAGACCTTGTCGGCGATGAAGTCGTTCGTGTCCTGGAAATAGGCGACCGAGACACCGGTCAGCGCACCGTCGATGTGGAGGTCTGGCCCTCCGGGCGTCATAGGCATGTCGGGCTACCTCTCAGATCCTGATCAGCACGGCGGCGAGGGCACCGGCGGCGCCCGCTTCGATGCAGGTCCCGAGGATCGTGTCGGTGCCCGGCGTCCCGACAATCCCGTTGCCGCTCGCGTCGGACTTGACCGGGTTCCCAGCGACCAGACCGCCCGCCCCGGCCATCAACAGGGTGACCCCCGAAATGGCGATGCTGGATGCCTCGCCGACCTTCTGCGGCTTGTTCTGCAGTACCCCGATCGCGTCGCCACCGGCGGCGGAAACGGAGCCTGCGATGTGGCTGCCGGTCACCTTCACGAAGGTGAACTGCTTGCCGAAGTTCGGGTCGGTGGACCCGGCCATGCCGGGAACGCCGGTGCGAATGCCGATGGAGGCATCGGCATCCAGCGAGATCCGGCGCTGGGTTTCGTCGTAGGCCATGACTCAGCTCCTCAGCGGTTTCGCTCTGACCGGTAGGCGTCGTACGCCTCCGGGTTGCTGTCGAAGAAGGCCGAGATGGCCCCGGCCTTGGAGAGCCCGCCGTCGGACTTGGAGACCTGCTCGTCCAGGAAGGCGTCGATCTGTGAGATCGGGTCGTCCGGGATGCCGGAGGAGTCGAAACCGGCCTCCATGTAAAGCATCTCGCCCGCGGCGGCCAGCGCCTTGTGGATGACGGCGCAGTCGTCGTAGGACATGACCTCGGCCATGCGCATGATGACGGGGCCGAGTTCCTCCGGGTCGATCGGCACGTTGTACTCGGCCGCCTTGGAGATGTACTCCCGCTGGAGGCGGAGGTCCCGCTCGCTCTTGGCGATCTCGGTTGCGTGGTTCAGCTGCGCCTCGGCGTACTCGGCACGCTTGCTCAGCGTGCTGAACGCCTTGGACAGCACCGCATCCCGGTCGTCCTCGCTGACCGCCTTGGCGAGTTCGGAGCGGATCCCGGCGACTACCGGGTCGAAGCCGAATGCCGACTTGCCGACCGCCACCAGTTCCCCGTCCTCGTCTTCGACGAGGTACTCGTCCTCGTCCCCGTCACCGTCGTCGTCTTCCTCGAAGACGATCTGGTACTGGTTGCCGTCCTCGTCCTCGATGACGTCACCCTCATCGAAATCGCTCAGGTCGACGGGGTTTCCGTACTCGTCGTAGAACTCCTCGTCCATCCCTACCTCCGAGTCGGCGCGCTTGGCGATCACGATCGCTGCCGGTGGGCAGGCTGCCCGATCGACGAGAGAGATCTCGTCAATCTCCATGTCCTTGACTATCTGGACTGGCCGCGGCATCTGTTCGCCTCCTTGGTTCAAGTCTCAGAGGCTTCGCAACACGCAGGGAAACGACTTCAGTTGTTGCGACGGCTCGCGCCGTACGCGGCACCACCACCGGCCAGACCGGCGCCACCGGCGCCGTACAGGACCGGCTTCACGCCGGGCACATGCGTGTACTGGCGGGCCAGTCCGCCCATGGCGCGCACGCTGTCGCCAGCGGTGTTCAACTGCCCGGCAGCCTTCGCACCACCGACGTAGGCGTTGGTGGTGGCACCCAGACGGCCCGGCATCTGCTTCAGGTTGGTCACGATCGCCTTCGCCCTGGCCTTCAACGGGCCTCCCACGTCGCCCGCGACCTTCTTACCGGCGCCGACCAGCGGCTTGAGCAGGTCGCCACCCACGCCCTTCTTGACCTGGCGGTTGTGGTAGGCGGCGTAGCCACCTGCGCCACCGGCCGCCGCGGCTGCGCCACCGGCGGTGTACAGGGCGGGCTTCACGCCGGGGACCTGCAGGGCCTGACGTCCGGCGTAACCGGCGGTCCGGACAGCGGCGCCCGGGGTTTCCATCCGTCCGGCCTTCTCCTCCCCGCGCACCGCGGCGTTGACCGTCCTGCCGACACGTCCCGGCATGGCGCGAACATCCCTGACCGCGCCACGGAGGGCATTCGGCACCTGCCGGTGCTTCCCGCCGCCCCGGAGTTCTGCAGCGGCGCTCCGGCCGACCACGCGGGCCTTCCTGGCCGCGACACGGGCGGGACGGGTGAGCGGCCGAACCAGATCGCCCGCCGCCGACTTGAAGATCCGGTCGTCTTCGACGCCGAACGCGCTCTTTGCCATGCCGTTTGCCTCTCCGCTCGGGTGTGACTTGTGCCAAGCCGTGATGGCGCCCGCTGCGCCCCCGGCGACGCCGATGGTTCCTGCTGCAACGGCGCCCAACTTGCCGTGGATGCGAGCACCTTCGTGACGCGAGATGTCCTTGATCGCCTGCCGTGAGGCAGCCAGGTTCTTGGGCTGCTGCCACACCTTCCAGGTGCGCTTCGGCTGGGGCATCGAAGACCGGATTTTCTGCGCCGCCTGGCCGTGATGCCGGGCGTACAGCGCCGCACCGGTCGCGCCTGCCGCACCTGCCGCGCCTGCACCGGCGCCGCCGTACTCGATGTCCTGGTCGGTGATGGCCTTGTAGACCTGGTAGACAGCCATGGCGACTCCTCTCAGTAGACGTAGCTGGCGCCGCTGGTGCGGTCGCGTTCGTGGAGCCCGTAGGCGGTGGCCCCCAGGGCGGCAGCAGCGGCTCCGGCCCCCAGGGCACCGCCGCGCAGCTTGCGGGCGGCGGTGAGCGACCTGCGGGATGCGTTTCCGGCCCTGACGGCGGCTTCGTGTGCGGTGATGTTGCCTTTGAGGTGGCCCTGGCCGGGGAGCTTGCCCGCGGGCACAGGTGGCGTCTTCTGCTTGAAGGTCGCCATCTGCCGTCCCTGACGGCGTGTCAGTACGGCGTTTTCGTGCCTTTCGACCTTCGCCTGGCCGGTGCCCAGGATGTGCTTCGACCTGCTGGCCGCACCCAGGCCGATCCCGGCGGACCCGGCCACCGCCGCACCGCCCGCAGCCGCACCCGAGTACAGGTTCTGGCGGCGGTGCCGCTGCGTCTCCGGGTCGTAGGCCTTCTGCACCCCCTGGGGTGACCTTCTGTTCTCCCAGGAGATCTGATTGCGCCGGACCCTCGTCGCAATCCGCGTCAGCTTGCCAGGGTCGGGCTTCAGGTGACCTTGCTTCACGTTGTGCTGCAGCCCCATCAGCGCACCGAAGGTTCCACCACCGGCGCCCAGGGCGGCGGCCGACGGTGCGAACCTGCCCCTACTCAAGGCCATCCCGGCCGCAGTACCGGCGAGGCCACCCAGCGCCGCCCCGCCGCCCTCGTTGGCAGCGGCCCGGAGCTTGTGTCCCGGCTTTCCAGCGACGGCGCCATGGATTGCGGGGAAGCTGGCCGCCGTGTAGATCCGTCCCGGGCTCGCCTCGCCCCGTGAGGGGATCGGCTTGCGCTCCTCGTCGGTGACCGGACCCGACGCCTTGCCAACTACCTTCCTGTCCTGCGCCTCCCCTGCTCGCCGCAGGTGCCTGCGCTGCACGGCGGCACCGCCCCGGCGGGCGCCTGCGTAGGTGGCACCCGTCAGGGCCGCACCGGCGAGACCGGCACCGATCGCCGCCTGGCGCTTCGTGGGCACCAAGGCGTTGATCTTGCCGGTCGTCTCGGAGAGGTTCCTGGCGCTGTCCTCGGCGTGCTGTCCGGCCGCCTCGGCGTGCTGTGCGGCCGACGCCGAGGCCCTCTCCGCATGGGCGGTGACCTGGCGGACGTTGCCGTAGATGCCTTTGCCCGGGAACTTCCAGGCCTTGGCGAGCCGGATGTCTTCGACGCCGAACGCAGACTTGACCATCGGGATGTTGCTCCCCTGTAGCTGGTTGCGGATGTGCTTCTGGGCGCGGGGGATCACACCTCTGGCATGCCAGTCCTGGGCGAGTCCGGCACCGGCGGCAAGCAGGCCGCCCGCGGCGAGCACGGCACCGGCCTTCCCTGCGGTGTGCTCGAACCTCTCCGCCCGGCGGGTCACCTTGGCCGCATGCTCCGCCTCGGTGAGCTTTCCGCTCTTGGGGGTGACCAGGCCGACCGTGCCGGGGGCCATCTCCTTCCCGCGGGTGGCGATCAGGGCGCCGACACCGGCGGTGGCCAGTCCGGCCTTCTCGCGGTTGCGCCCCCTACGGGCCGCACGGTTGTCGCCGGGGTAGTCGTAGTCGGCCGGGCGGAGGGAAGGGATCTCATCGCCCTTGCTGACGGCCTTGGGGGCGTTTCCGGCGGCCAGGCCTTCCACGTACTGACGGTGCTGCTTGACGTCGAACAGGACCCCCTCGTTGTGGGCCGCCGTCTGGGCTCTGCCGACATGGTGCGCCATGTGCACCAGACCACCCGCGGCGAGCGCCCCGCCGCCCATCACGCCCGCCATACCGGCGCGGGGGAGGTGGTACAGCGTCAGGCCGCTGCCACCGGCGATCAGACCACCGGCAACAACCGCGGCGCGACCCTGCTTCGCCTTCTTCGTGTGGTACTGGCGCGACACGTCGGCCGTCTTGATGGCGCGGTTCAGGCCTGCCGAGGTGTTCAGGGTGTTGATGTCGATGTCGCTGTTCGGAGCCTTCTTGGAGAGGTCGTTGCGTTCCACGCCGAAAGCGTCACGCATGGCGCACCGTCCTTGTAGCAACGAGGCGGACCGCTGACTTCTCGACGGGGTCCGCGAGCAGCCGGGCGCGGCCTATCGGGCCCACACCGGTGGACCGCTTCGCCTGATTCTTGACGTGCTCGTTGTAGAAGCTGCCGGGACTGTCGGCCTCCACCGCGGCCTGGCCCATCGACGGCTTGGCCTTGTAGGTGTACTCGCTGCCGTTGCGCATCCGGTAGACGAGCCGCCGGGTCTGCTTCTGATAGCCGACCTTCGACGCCATCGACGAGGCAACCCGGTGCAGCTTCACCGCGGGCGGGTGCACGGCCTGGCCGACGCGCTCCCCCAGGCCCCGCGCACTACGCCGCGCCTCGTCCTTGACCCTGTCAACCGACGTGTCGTCACGCTTTTCGATCGCCCATCGCAGGACCTTGCCGGGCAGCGGGTACTTGTCCTCCAACATCTGTCCCGAGATGCCGACCCGCTGGATGGTCCGCTTCACCGGGTTCATCGCGTTGGTGATCTTCGACGAGGAATGCTTCGGAGTGGTCAGGCTCCACGGGGTCTTACGAGACTCGGCGACCCGGTGCCTCCCACCGCCGTAGACGGTCCTCTCGGCCGTACTGCGGGGGGTGCGGTGCCGACCGATGTAGGTGTCGTCGGCCTTGGCGAGGTGCTTCGGCCCGACCGGTCCCCACGAATGTTCCGACTTCCGCTCGATCTGACGCCACTTGTTGGTCTCAGTGGAGGCCTGATGCCTTGCACCGCCAGGGTTGACCGCCATCAGGCGATGCCTTCCAGGCGGCTTCGGCAGGGCCCTCGGACCGGCAGTGGGGATGGGCCCCTTACCCAGGAACCGGAGCACCGGCATGTCGGCCTTGGTGAGCAGCATCGCAGGTATGCCGTGCAGCCCGGGTGGCATGCCCGCGTCCATGCTGCCGAGGTAGTCGTTGACGCCAGCGATCTTGTCGGCGTGCAGGTGCAGCAGGCCGCGCACCTTGTTGGCCCGCCTCACGCCGGGGTCGGAGGAATGCCTCGGACCGTAGGCGATCCGGTGCAGGATCGGCTTGGCAGCCGCCTCGCCCGGCGCACTGTGCGCGCCCTTGGCGACGCTGTTGGCGATGCGGGCCGCGGAGCCTTTGCTGTGGCCCTTGCGCCGCAGCGCGTGGTAGGTGTCCCAGTCCTTGACCTCCGGCCCCATCTTGGCGACCGTGGTGCGCGTACCGGTGCCGTGAATGGAGAAGCCGGTGCGTTCGCCGGACTTCACCATCGCCCACTGCGCGTCGTCGTTGACGTGGAAGCCCACCCACCAGCCGATCGGCAGGGCGTCGGGCGGCAGGCCCATCTTGGACAGCTTCTCCGGGGTGACGACGAAGGACTCGATCAGGTCGGAGGTGTGCTTCGGGGAGTCGTAGGCCTTCGCTACCCGGGCGTGCATGTCGCCGCCCTTGCGGGACTCCAGCACATAGCGGTAGGCGGCCTTCTCCGTCTCCTCGATGGGGACGATGTCGCCCTGCAGGTCCAGCACCGGCCTGCCGCCCATCGAGGACACCGACGCCCAACCGAACACCTGACGCTTGTCGGCGTCGACCTTGGAGATGGTGCCGGTCCAGGTGACCGACTTGCCGAACAGGCGGCCCGGTGCGGTGGGGGTGATGCTCGGCCTGCGCGCCCGCAGGCTCGGCACCCGCGCACCCATCGGGTTGAGCGGCCGCAGCCGGAATGCCTTCGCAACGCCCGCGGGCTGCACGCCCGGCTTCGGCTGCTTGTTCAACGCCTGGATCTGGGCCCGGGCACCCAAGGTGTCGCCCAGCAACTCCACGCCGTGTAGGGCCAGGGCCCCACCGCCCACCACCGCGGCGGCCTTTGCCGGGTTGAGACGAGTCACCCTAGCCACGGCCCGGGTGACCCGCCCCGTCTTACCGGCCACGGCTTCGCCAGAACGGACCTTGTTCTCTACCGTGGTGGCCTTGATGGCGTGCAACCCGGCCACACCGGCCAGGCCGGTGGACGCCAGGCCCACACCGGCCAGGACCTTCTCGCGTCGGGCCTTCTTGGCGTTGACGTCCCCGTCGATGTGCACATCGGGGCTGTCCGACATGAACTTGGCGAGTTCACGCGGGTCGACACCATCTCCGTAGATCGCCTTGGCGATCTCGGCGAACACCGGCGACACCGGCATGCGTGGCATACCCCCAGTCTCGGAAGGCCCGCTAGACGCGGGGGTCGGGTCGCACCTTGACCTCACGGAGCCCGATGATCCCCGGAGGGGCCTGCGAACCGAGTTCGCCCAGCGCCGATCGGTAGCGCACCCAAGCGGTCTGGTACCTGCCGGTGAGGTCGTGCTTGCGGTTGACGTCGCGGGGGGTGAAACCGCCTGCGAAGCTGATGAAGCTGGGTATCTGGGCGTCGAGCAGCGCCTTGTAGCCGGGCCGCATGTCCCGCCACTCCCGCACGTTGTCGATGATGTCCCCGGCCTGTGCGACCACCTGCTGACGCTTCCCCTCCTGCGACATGGGCAGGTCGTCGACGTCTCTCATCATCTGGCGACCGAGTTCGACAAACACCTGCGGCTTGTGCCAGACCGCGTAGTCGCACATGGCCTCGATCGCGCTGCCGTCGTACTTCTCCGGGTGGTGCTCATAGTTGGCGGTGTTCTCGGTGATCTCTTTCTTGATCGTGTCGAGGGACGCCTTGTCGGAGAATCCGGCCCACTCCCCGAAGGTGTGGATCTCGGCGGGCGTCATCTGCTGCAGCACCTGTGCGGTATGCGCCAACGCGGTCGACCACAGCGAATGCATGACGTCGGAGATGTCCTCCCAGCCCTTCGGGTCGACGTAGGGCCGCGACTCCACGTCCACCCCCCACGGGTCGGGCGCCCGATGCGTGCCGATCTGCGCACCCTGGGCGTTGCGACCTTGGGCCAGGTGCAGGCCGATCTCACTGAAGTCGATGGGCTCCCCGTAGGCGTCCCCGGCGTTGGCGAACTCGCCACCCTTTCCGGTGAAGTAGCCCCCCAGGCTGGCCACCGGGACGTAGTGCTTGTCCAGGTGCCGTTCCCTCGGGTCCTCCTTCAGGTCCTCCGGCTCCACATCGCCGGGCTGCTTGCGCATGAAGTAGACGTAGTTCTGCTGCTTCGGCTTGGCCTCGGCGAACAGGTCCTCCCCGGCAGCAGAGAAGTCGGCCTGCTTCTGCGACGGCCCGGCAGCGGCGAACGGGTCGGTCTTGGTCCTGGCCGCGGCGAACGGATCACCCCTGGCGGCAGCGAACGAGTCCCTCCGGGCGGCGGCGGCGAACGGGCCCGCGCCTGCGGCGGCGAACGGGTTGGCCCTGGCCGCGGTGAACGGATCGACCTGCGGCCTCTCCTCGGCGATCTGGATCCCGGCCAGCGGATCCTTCTCCTTCACCCTCTCCTTCACCGGCTTCCCGACCGGACCGCGGGTCCACTTGCCATCACTGTCGCGGCGCTCCTGTGGGTCATAGGCCTTGGCGACGGCATCTCGGGCGCCGTCCCAGGCCTTGATCTCGGTGCGCGCCAACGTTTCTGCGTACGCGAGTGTGGTACGCACAGCGGTGCGGGCGAGGGAGTCGGGAGCCGCGCCCGCACCACTGGCGTTCGGGGTCGGCATGGCCCCGCCTAACAGGCCGCGCAGCCTGCGGGCGTCCAGGCCGTACCCGGCCAGGACCCGCTGCCATGCAACCTCGGGATTCCAGCCACGATCGAGGAGGACGTCCATGCCGACGGCCAGACCTTTCGCCGCTGAGTCGGACAGCAGGTTGGCCAGCTGGTCGGCGTACTCCTCGGCTGCGAATCCGGCCAGATGTGCCGATGCACCTTCGACCAGCTTCAGCCAGTGGGGCAGACACCGGTTGAACGTCGTCTTGGCCTGCGCCTCGATGCGACCCACCTCGGGCCGCTGCTCCTGCAGGTGCTGACGCACGACCTGCCACATCGCCAGGATCGACGCGGCCAGGTCGTCGTCAACGGCGGTCGTCACGGACCAATCCGCCTGCGCGATGGGTTCGCGTCATCGTCCGCGTCGACGACGTTCTGGCGGTACATCTGCCCGGCCTGCTGGAGGTACGGGGCCAGCGCATCAGGGTCGTTCGGGTCGATCTTGTCCTGGACGACGACCGTGACGTTGGGCTGGGGCAGACGCTGGGTGGGCGCAGGTGCTGGTGCGGCACGCTTGGCACGGTCGTGCAGCCGGTTCAGCTGGGTGCCGCGCATGAACCCTTCGGCGGTTTCGAGGACCATCTTCTCGTCGTCCGGTCCGACGTTCCCGCTGCGATAGTCCTGCAGGTACTTCCCGTGCATGGTCCGGAGCGACTTCTCCGCGGTGCCGCGCTGGGTGACGAAGTTGGGATCGTCGACCTCCTTGGGTAGCCATCCGGCGCCGATGAGTGGGGCAATCACCGGATCGGTGCGATAGACGTTCGCAATGTGTTCCGGGGTGGGCTGCTGTGCGGCGTCGTAGGCGATGGGGTCGGCACCGGGGAAGTTGTGGTCCTCGTGCAGTTCCATCATTCGCAGAGGTAGGGCCTTCGGGAGTTCCTTCGCTGCCGCACCCCTGCCACCGCCGAGATACTCCTGCTTGATCCCCGGATCGACGGCGACCGGGGGGTTCGGTCCGGTCGCCAGGGCGAGGACGTGATCCATCAGGGCGCGGGTCGCCGGTGCCGTCGCCGGGTTGGCGAGGTTTGCGGCATGGGTCTCCTTCGGG